TAAGTGTGTTATGATGTGGTTGTGTGTAGGGTTACCTTCTTCGTCTACGCCTAAAGCGTTTATCTTTGTGGTGGCAGCACCTTTGCTACCGAACTCGTATTTACGGAACTGTCTCATATTAAAGGGCTGTTAGTGCTTTGCAATCGTCATCGGATAGGGCTTCGGTAAATAAAAGTATTTTTTTAAGTTTTGAGGGAGTTCTCAAAAACAAACTTGTAAATTCCATATTTGCCGAGGTTGTGCCAATAGGAGAACCATTGGCAAAAACTTCAATTGAACCGCTTTGATAAACCAAAGCCCATTTAATAGTTGAGCCTTGAGACCACTCACCCAATGTTTCATAAACGCTGACACTTGCGCCTCCATCACTTGGGTAAAACCTAAATCTTGTATAAGAATTTTGATTTGCTATCAATCTAAATTTACTAGATGCCGTTCCTGTTAACTCAATGATATTATCATCAGTTTCATCATTTGGGCTTAATCTTGTGGTTTCACCAAATATCGTGTAATTCGTTGATAGCGTTTCGGGTAATGTTAACAAGCTTCCTAAATCCGCAGCTCTCGTAGCACTTGCGTTGTAAGTGGGTATGTAGGATGTTGGGTAAGAGCCTTGTTCTTGTTGCGCTCCCCAAACTAAAATCTCATCAGTATAATCAACAAGGTTCAAATAGAATCTTGCCGTTTCAGATGTCGCAGTACCCGTTACATCAATACGCTTCCATCCATCAGCAACACTTAAGGAAAAACTTGTTTGGCTATTATTGACATCCCTTAAAATAACATTACCTGTACCCGAAACACGCTTAACATAAACGCTATTTGTTATGGTAGTTCCGCTTGTCGTACTGCTATTATTTGCTAATTGATTATCAAAACTTGTTCCTTGAATTTTCCAACAAATCGCAGAACCTTCAGGATTTATTTCGGATGTTTGAGTAACAATAATGTCTCTTGTGTTTCCGTTACCTGCCCAATCCGAAGAGCCTATGTATTCCGATTGGCTACATTGATTTGTTCTACTCGGTTCAAGCAATATACTTGGTGTGCCTCCTGTATAATCTATACGAGGTAGGTTATCAGTAAGACCTTCATATACAGGTGCTGTAGTAGTCTCAATATAAGGTGTTGCAACAAGACCTTCTTCTATCTGTGAATCTTGTATGATGTGAGTACCACCATTACTATCACTTGTTGTTGCATCAGCAGTAGTCAAGTATATCCTCGCTTGTGTGCTTCCGCTTACATTGGCAGTAATAGACAATCTATAGAAGCCATTACCTACATATTTTTGAGATGAAGAAATAATACCTGTTTCAGTAACAGCTTGAGTCTTTGTAGCATCACGAAGGTCAAACCTTGCAGCAATAGATAAACCTCCAAGAGCTAATCCAATACCGTTATTCGTGTTAATCTTTGCGTATATAGAATATGTGCTTACACCACTCAATGAAACGGTTTGGTATCCCATCAACGCACCTCCTACGGCTCTTGTTAAACTCCAAGCATCAGTAGTTCCATCGTACCCTTCTTCTCCTTCAGAAACACTTGTATTGATTACCCAAGTAGTATCAAACTGATTTGATTGCTCCAACAAGTTTGCTCTTTCCTTCTTGATATAACCATCAGCTCCTACCCTCGTAGCAGTATCTGTGCCTCTCGTATATGTAAAATCACCACTACCATTTACAGGCTTGTGGCTGTACAAAAGGTTGTCCTTGTATCCACTTGGAAATAGCACAAGGGATGCTTGGTCGTAGATGTCTTTGGTAATCTCTCTGTACGATGCAGCAGCCTCAGCAGATGCCTCTACAGTACCACCATCGTCTAACACCCTTTGACCAAAGTCACCAATGCCTACTCTAATAGCATCAACAAGGTATCCTGTTTTGTTTACAAGGTAAGACTTTACATTAGACACAGTAGTTAATGCATCCTTTAAAAAGCCTGTACCCGAATTTGTTAAATATCCCATTAATCAAAAATGGTTTGGTCACTAAATACTGATTTGCTATCAAGAACTAAAGATGCGATACCGCTTTCAGTTGTTAGGTTTACATCGATTATAGATTTAGATGCAATGCCTGTTCCCGAATTAGCATCATAGTTCATTGTTAATCCATCCATCCATCCTGAGATAGTTACAGTATCGTTGTTATGTAACAATACACATACTATATCCTCTCTACGAGACATATAGTCTATCTTGTTTACTGAATTACTTACGTTAGGAATCTGTATCGTAATGTTTGTAGTAACTAATCCTAATCCATTAGATGTGTTTTTAGCCTCACTAAATGATGTTACATTGTCTTTTGTGTTGTGTGTAAATACAGCAACCTTTGGTAAAAGGGTAACACCATCTACAGCGATGTCTACATTGGTTACCTCTGTTTCATCAGACGGATTAAAAGTGATAGTAATACACTTTGTAATACTAGAATGGCTTTCTTGATACCACCTACAGTATGTTTGTTACAATTTATATCTATATCTTCTAGTAGAATGCTACAATTAAATGCCATATTATTTATTTATTACATTGAAAATTCAAAATCCACAATAAGCTCTGCCTCAAAAGAAAATCCTGAAGGATAACCGCTATACGGCACACTATTCGTAGAGCTTCCATAACCTATGTATGGTCCATAATATATGCTTCTGTTTCCATTAGAATCCTTAGTGTCTCTCCAAGATGCGTTAGGAGTACCTACATTAATTTGCTGATAAAGATTACCATCACTACCCATATAATGCGTTATATCCCCTGTTGAATTGCCGTTATTTACACTTAAGGAATAACTATCTAAAAATCTATAAGCATTGTATTCGTTTGTGGTAAATTGACTTCCACCTACACGAGATGCTATTCTAATATAACCGAAAAGATTATACAGTTGAGTACCTGTTATACCCATTAAAGTGCTTGATAATTGACTTGCGTTAGATGTCAAATCACCCGCAGGAACATTTGATTTTACAACAAGGTTTTTAATTCTAACTTTATTGTAATTAGTAAATTCGGGTGCATCAAAATAATTGGCATTTGCTGATGGAGCGTCTAACATAGTTATACTTCCTGATGCAGGATAATAAGTAGTTGAAGATGCTTCAAGTAATTCTTGAGAAGACCAAGACTCTCCATTAATTCCAATATGAGTTCCGTCAGCTACAAGATTGATAGATACTGTTTTAGAAACTGAATTATTAGATGTTGGTGTAATAACACTCCATACACCCACCACAGGATTTTGTACACAAACAAACTGATACAATTGATTATCAGCAGGTACTGTAAACGCAGCTCCTGCGGACAAGCCTACTAAGCTGTGTGTAGCTGCAAAAGGGTAAACTTCAATATCTCTTGATGAGGTGTTAACTACATTAACTATTAATCCTAATTGTGAATCAGGTAGCTTAACCGCTATGTTGCTTGAGTCAGCAGATGTTACAAGGTTTACCCCTGCGGATAATAAGGTAGCTCCTGATAGAGTAGTACCATTGGCAGCAATAGTAGCTTGTGTTTGTACAAGTCTATTAACCTGTAACTCGTCTAATGTAAGACTCGTTACATCTTGACCTACACCATTCTGCAATGTACCTGTAGTTGGTGTACCTGCGGCAGAACCAATAGTCAACAAGTTACCTACTGTAGATTGTATAGATTTATTTGATAAATTCATATATTTTTATATTAAAAAAGGGGAGAGGATTTTCTCCACTCCCCTTGTTATAATTTACAAGATTGCTATTAAGCAGTTACGTCATCAGTCCATTGAGTAGCAGTAAGGTCAAAAGCAAGTTTTGATTGCTCACCTGTCAATGTTAATTGGTAACGGTTTTTGTCACCACGATTAACACCTGATGCACCGTCTACAGTAGAAGCGAACAATCCGTATTCCCAACCTACCATATGGTAAGTACCTGCAGCAGTCTTAACAAACGCTACTAGTTCGGCAGAAGGGTCAGATAATTCCTCTAATGCGTTACGGTGTACACCGCTCATCTTAGGGATTTCTACAGTAATTGTAGGAACAACGGTTACAGAACCGTCAGCAACAGTTTTTACATCAGTAAAAGAAGAAAAACCATCTTTAATGTTAAATTCAATTTGACGAATATCAGTTGCAGTAGCCAAACCTGTGCCACCGATAGTGACAACATCTGAGGCATCCACAGAAACATCAGTCAAATCTGCTTTGTTACCAACATACAACTCTACGATACCACCTAACGCTAGGTCGTCACAAGAGTAAGTAATGTCAGTTAGTGTTGGAGTACAAGCCATTTTTTATTAGGTATTAAAAAGGGAAGGCGAACCTTCCCCTTTGTTATTATTCAGTTATTATGCTTTATCGTAAGCAAGTACGATTTCACTACCTTTCAAGTAAGAGAAGCCTAGCTTAAAGCGACCCCATAGGTACTCGCTGTTTTCTTTAGCTTCGTATTCGCTGTCGATAGCAGCTACATCGTTGTAGTCGTCAGTCAACATAACCAAGTTGCTTGGTGGAGTAACGAACAAGTGGTCAGCAGCCAAGCTAGACAAGTGAATAACTTCCATACCGTAGTAAGTAGGGATAGCACCTTTAGCAATACCATCGCTGCTAGATAATGTCATAGAAGAAGCAAACTCTTCAGCCATAGCGATTTGGAACGCTTGGTAAGCAACAGTACCTAAGAAAAATGCAGGACGGAACTCACGGTCAGCATCGCCATAAACAGCAGATAACATAACGTCAGACATTGCCTCGTAAGAACTTTGCATAATATCTAAGATATTTCCACTAGTGATAACTTTAGTACCTGTAGTGTTTGTATCAGTATCAAAGTCAATAACGTCAGCATCGGTTTTCATTTCAGCCAATATTTGCGCACCTGCATAGTTTAATGCTTTCTGAGCAGCTAATTTTGCAAAGTGGTCATATACCCAATTACGGAACTCTACATCCATAGTCTCAGGATTGTGTTGTCCTTTCTTTAAAGCGATACCACGGTAAGAGTTTTCCAATACAGCCTTACAGTTTTTGAAACCCCAAGTGAAAGTTTCAACGCTCATTTCTTTTTCTGAAATGTTTGCTGTGTGGTTGTCAGTAAAGCTACAATCTGCAGAATCCCCTACGCCATAAGCACTAGCGGTTACTTCAAAGATTGGAACATTTACTTTGGCTTTTACGCCATCGATAAGTGTGAAGCGGTTAAGTACAGCCGCTGATTTTACCATAGAGTCGATAAACAAATCTCTGCTACGGTCACCCCATACTAATTGTTGTACTGAAGGGTCAGTTGAATTAATTGCCATTTTATATTATTTTGAAAAATTCGTTGTTTAGTTAATTTACAAAGTATTAATAAGTTCTAGGAAAGAACTTGTTAATAAGGTTTACTTTCTCAGGAGTAATCTGCTCAAAGTTAATAGTCTTATCTTCTACCTCAACGACAACTCCTTCTGTCTGCTCTGCGGTGAATTGCTCTTCAACTTCTTGTTCGTTTACTTCTTCCTCAGCTTCAAAGTTTTCTTCTACCTCAGCAACTTCTTCAGTTACTTCCTCAGTAGCTTCGTACTTTTCTTCTTCTTTCTTCATCTCGTCTTCTTTTTCTTCCTCATCGTGACGAGCCATTTCTTCTTCATCTTCCTCTTTAGCCATATCGCCCATAGATTCGATGTGCTTTTGAATCATTTCAATAGCGGATTTTAAATCTTCCACTCCTGCAAACTTCTCTTCAAAAGATGTCAATGCGGATAATAGAATCTCATTCTCAGATTCCAATCCTTCAATACGCTCTTGGAACTTGTTAGTCATAGCCTCGAATTGAGCCTCCAACTTACCAAGCTCCTTAGCAAATGAAAATTCAGTCATTTCTTCTTTGTTTGTTGGTGTTATATTAGCAGCAATCTCAATAGAGAAACCATTTATCTCTCCATCCTTAATTGCATTGAATAATTCGTCAGACTCAATCTTAGCCTTTACGAATACTGTTCCGTTTGGAAGTTCAAATCCATAGTCCTTAGACTTATCGTTATCGGATTCCTTCATCCAAATCTCTAGCATCACAACATCGGTAGTATCGTTCTCGTGCTGTATGCCAAATTCGTTAAACAACCCCTTCTTGGAGTAGTTGTACATTATCTCTCTAATTGTTTCCTCAGTAAAGCGTACATAGTAAAAACCATTCTCAGCAGACTGCCTTAGAATCTGCTTGTTAGGAATCATAATTGGTCCAACTACTTCACGCTTCTCATCGTTAGCAAACATCTCAATACTTTGCTTAGAGAAATAAATAAAGTTTTCTTCAATAGCAGGTTTATCTACAAGGGAAATCTTATACATCCCCTGCTCAAAATCTTCTAGTGTTATATCGTATAATGGTAATTCTCTATCGTCCATTACTTCTTTCCTTTTTTATGCCACTTAGGAAGCAGGTCGTTATCTTGGACATACTTCTTATTCTGTGGACTTCCGTTCTTTAATAAGTACAAAAACGCATTTAGTCTTGCGAGACCCCATTGCGCTGCACTAGTAACCTTTGGGCTATGGCTCGTGTTGTACGCACCCATACCTCTAAGAACCACTTGCTTTGCTGCACCCATTCCAATCTTTTTGTCAGGGTACTTTTCATTGTATTTATCTACCTTTGTCTTTATAGACTTAATAATCTTTGGAGATAGCTTTCCACCTTTTCCAACACCTTTAGGATTCTTCTCAGGAGTATCGCTCTTAGGTGCTTTGGGAGATTTTTTAACGCTACCATCTTTTCCTTGAGTAGCGTAATCTTCTTTCTCCTTCGGTTTTTTAGCCTTGACTTTTCTATTGCCATACGGGAGGTCAGCGATGTCAACACTAGCCTTAACTGTTCCTTCTCGGATTGACTTAGCCTTTCTAATCGCCCAATTAACGCCTGAAGTTCCTCCCCACCCAAGCCAAGCAACATAACCTCTATCTTTCCAAGGCGTGTCCTTATACTTAGGGTCAATCTCAGCATTTTTGCGATGGCGGTTAAACGCAGCCATCCTAGCAATAGTTTCATAAGATAGTTTACTTTTTGATGCTAACTGCCTTGCTCTAGCCCAACCTATAGGGGTCATTCCTTTAACTTCCTTACCATACTTCTTCTTCCACTCAAGAACTTTCTTGGCGTTGTTTGAAGCGGATTGTGGGTAGTCGTTGTATGTAGCCATCGAATTAATTTACAATTATTTGAGTATACCCTTTACTCTTAGGTATGCATTATCTTCATAAACATCTCCTTCAACACTTTTAACAGCTATAGTATCTTGAGTAATTATTGTAGCGGTAAAGTCTTTGAAAAGAAAGTCTAAATTCTCTAGTTGTGATGTAGGTATAACCATATCAAATTCAATACTAGGGCTATCGCTGTACTTGATTTTTTCATCATCAACATAAAAGCTGTAGTAGTCTGTAGTATTGCCATCAGCATCTTCAGCTAATAAATCCCACCCTTGAGTGTTTTTAGAAAACAACCTTCCGTTAAAAAACATCTTAAACCAATTTTCATAGGTTCTTTGTGTTTCTGTATACATATTTTGATTTATAAACTTGCTAAAAGTGTGTGGTCTTTTCATTCTTGTCTGAAACAAGGGCTTGTCTACATATGCAAATCTTAATCCTATATCTTGATGTTTAGTAAATATATTTTTAGTAAAGGCAACCTGCTTTTGAGTTATCGAGCCGTTAATTATATTTTGATTTGTTTGAAAACCCAACGGACTACCTGCTACAGATTTGTAGTATACCGAGCTTTTAAAATCTATTTTTAAATCAGAAACACCTTCTGCATTTATTTCTTGAGTGGTAGAGCCTATGGTTATATCGTCACCATCCTCATCATCATAGTAAAGATTATAGTTTTTGTTGTTTAGTGTTATGTTTTTTATTTTGTCTCCACCAATATAAACTTTAGCTGATGTTAGGTCGTCTATATACTGATTAATGTTTTGTGTTCCCGACCTAGAATATTTTAGTGGGTCTATCCTCAATACATTAATTGTATTTACATCATCATACTCGTAATACATACCACAATTAAATCTTTTACAAATGGCTAGTAGTATGTCAAAAGGCTTTAGTGTTGCTGTATTTGCTAGTGAGTTTTTGATATTGTATCGGTCACCTGTAAAATAAGGGTTAAAGGATTTGTTAGCAGTAATCGTTATGTTTAGATTATCTTCTTCAGATGCACTAGTTATAGCTTTTCTGATTTGGTCTTCAGTAATATCGTTTAGTGCTGTTCCTGTTAAATGCCTTTCGTGTGAACCGCTATCGTGATACCCGCTATTGTTAGCTACTCTTAATGTACCGCTTACAGGTTCTAAAAAATAGTTTACTCCGTATCTACTCTCACCGTTTATTTCTATTTCTTCTCCACTAGGAAGATGCAGCTCAGGAACTTCGCTCCATTGCAAAGTGTCTGTAAATGATGTAAACACATTAGGGTCTAATATAACATATCTACTTTCTGATACATCGCTAAAGTAATCGTGAGAAGAACTAGAGTTGTGTGCTAACTTTTCGCTTTCTCCTTGTATAGCTGTAGCATCAGATGCGTTTAATTCTATAGGGCTACCGTTTGAATCTAATAGCCTGATTTTCTTTACCTGTATGCCATCTTCAAATATCCCTATAAAAATATTGAATTTCATAGTGGATTCTGAAGGTGCTATACCGTGAATCATTTTGTCATCGCTATGTACAGGCACTTCGTACTTTAATGATTCTAATGTAGTAATTAAAGTTCCGTTATTAAACTTAATCTCTCCATTGAAAGACATATGTGGAGCAAAGTATCCCCTCTCGTTTCCAAATATATCATCTATAGGATAGTAATGCTTTTGTATGTCTTGACCGTAAATACTAAATGATGAGGTAGGGTCGTTTTCATTAACAAACCCTTCGTTGCCAAATGTTTCAGCACCAAAGAAATACTTGGTAGCAAAAATTTTACCTAGAGTAGAATTGTCTCTGTAAAAGTCCGTAAACATATCCTCATTAGTGCCTGTCCAATAAGGTGCTTGTCTCATTGTAAATGTCCTAGTGTTGGTATCTTGATTAGCCTCCAACTTACAAGGCATTAACATATGTAGCTTTTCTGCTTCAAAATCAGGAATAGCTTCCGTATAGTTTAACGCAAACAACTTGCTATCAACACGAGTTTCAAATCCTTGGTCTGTGATATACCTTCCTAAATACTCTAAGAACAACTTAACGCTAAACACAGGAACAAGACCTGCTGAATCCATACCTGCTCCATATTCGGTAAATTGTCTAGCACCGTAACCAAACAGCTCTTTGTCGTTACAAAAATCTATGTAGGGAAATATAATTGGTCTAGTGTAAGACGGATTTGTTTCTTCTATACCTGCTTCACCGCCATTATCTACGGTAGACTGAAACCTAGTAAAGTCTGTATTGGCTCTGTAGTATGTTTGGTAGTTAGCGTTTGTAGAATCGTAAAGCTCAGATAGTGTTACATCTTTTAAATCATTAATGTATTTATTTACAAAGTCGAGTAACTTTATATCTATATATGGCTCATCGCTATTATATTCTATAGCCGTAACATTTAGTATGCCTCGTATAACCGTGTTAGTAGTTCCAAATGTTGTTAGCTTGAAATAGTAATCTTCTTTTGGAAAATCGTCTTTATCAGAAGTAAGAGGGTTATAGTTAAACCTATTTGCAGATTGATTTAGTTCTGTTAAAGGTAATTTCATTGTAGTAAAGAATGGAATCTTTACAGAATCTATATCTAGATTATCATAAAAATCTAAATCATACTCTAGCTGTTGGTCGGGGAACAAGTCTAAACTTTGGAAAGTTATGTTGTCCGTACTTATCTCTAACTTGAAATCCATATTATCGTGTGGCGATGTTAAATTCTAATGAAGACTTAAACCTGTTATTTAAAGTTACAAAAGTATCTTCAGCAAATGATACTAGGTATGCGTGATTATCACAAGAATCTTTAAATGTTATCCAAGTGGTTGTAAGCATAGTCTTTAAGTCGCCATTAAACTCTCTCATTTTGCTGCTTACTAATAAATTATAGTTCAGCTTTGTTCTATAAGGTCTGTAGCTTTCTGAAAAGGTAGCAACGCTTACTGAGTTTTCAATCCTATATCCTAATACATCGCTATACAACAGGTCTGTTGTTTCATCAAAAGCATAAGCAACTGAAGGAGTAAAAGATGCAGGGATATTTGAATATACATTTGTATCTACATTAAATGTTGTACCTGTATTTGTACATACCCCTACTGCTCCTTGAGTGTCTGATATTTTGAAGTATACTACATCTCCCAAGTCTGCAATGTCATTAGCAGTTGTTATTGTAGTTCCTGCAAAAGTACAAGCACCTGTGTTAGCCGCTGAAGGCGAACTTGTTCCTATGAAATTAAAATTACTCATTATATCTTATCGTTTCTATCTCTTAATCTTCTTTCGTTTTCATTTGCTCTAAGGTCTTTGCTAGATACAAAAGCTCTTACAGGTTTCCCTGTATTTATAGCAGATGTAGCTGTATTATCTGCTATCTGTTTTAAATATTCAACCCCTGTTATTCCTGTAATAGCTCCAACAATACCTCCTAACGCAAAATTAGTTCTGCCAACAGGTGCATTGCTTCTTGACGAACCATTAATTCTTTCTAGCAAATCTCTGTGCATTGCAGAGGCTCGTTTGTTAACGATAAACTCTCCGCCTTCCATTTCGTATCCACCTCTGCCTTGAACAGTAAATGGCACACCACCTTGTGCGTGGCTAGGTCCGTGAACCATACCACCTTGTTCAAACTGCACAGGAGTAAATTGTCTTTGTCTAATAGCATCTGCTTTAGCAAGTCCTGCTGCTCCTATCGCTAATGTAGCTAGTATAGCCATTACACCTGCCGTAGTAAAGTCATATTTTTCGTAGTTGTTCAATATGTTAGATGCCAATGCTTCTGCTGTTTCAGCACCTACAGCTCTGAGGTCTGCTTGTTTTTCAGCTTCAAATATCTGCTTGTTCAAGGAGTTTTCTTTAGCTATAGCAACCTTTCTAAGTTCTAAGGACTTTGTTCTAAACTGACTTTCAGTTATAAGTTGGTTGTTTAGTTGTGCGCTAAGAATTTCTTGCTCAATTTCTGAGGCTCTTTGTACAGCATCAAGTTCAGCTTCTAGCCTAGATGTTTTGTTTTCTAAATACGTTTCGTTGTATTCATCAAATACATCACCTAGTTCATCTAGAATAGTTTGAATGCTTTTCTTTATAGATTCTTTTAATTTTTCAGCGGCTTTATCTCTTATTTTCTTACCCTCTTCAGTATCTCCATATAAGCTAGACATCACCAATTCGGTTAATGCATTTCTATCTTCTTCCGTAAGGTTTTCAAATCCTGATAGAAGGTCGCTCATAAATCCTTCTACAAATGCTTTTTGGTCATCTGAAAGCTCTTGACCCTTCTTCAAGCCTTCTCCAAATACCTCTTTAAAATCTTTAGCCAACCTATCTGCAGCTTTAGCAAAATCTTGAATATTTAGGTCTAAGTCTCCTGCTTTAAATTCTATGTCAGCAATCTTCTGAAGGGCTTTTTCTGTTTCTTCAGCAGTAAGACCTGCTTTCATCAGGCTATCTCTTTTTTCATTTATAAGCTGAATGATAGTCATATAAGAAGACTTCTGAGCCATAAGGCTACTACTCTCTAGTCTTTTAATCCTACCTAGAATTTCTTGTTCTTCTTCGTAGCTTTTAGCAGATGCTAATTGATTTTCAAGACCCTCTCTTATTACCTTGTTCGTCTCTATCCTATCTTTTAAAATCTGCTTTTGAATATCTATAGACCTTTTTAAGGAATCTATTTGCTCATCGAAGGTTTCTTTATCTACTTTGGATGTTTTGCTAGATTCAGATTTTAAAACCTCAATGTTTCTTAGCTTACCAATCTGTGTATCTAATGCTGAAGACTGAGCAGATAAAATAGCTAACTGTGCTGATTCTTCTTTTGTTAATTCTACGCCTGATTCAGCTTTTAGAATTAAATTTTTCAGCTCTCCATCATCTATTTCAGCCTTGCGTTCTTTTATCTTATTTATTTCGTCTTCAACCTTTTTATTAAATTGAAGTCGATTTTTTTCTTCTAAGTTTCCTTCTTTTCTTGATTGATTTAGTTTTTCAGATTCTAAAGATAGTCCGTCAAAAAGGTCTTTGTATTCTTCTGTTATCTTATTTCTCTCGTCTGTTAATTTAGTGCTTAATATTTCAGCTTCAATTTGTTGCTGTATTGCTGCTAATATTAGTTTTTCTGCTTCTTCTCTGTTTTTTAATGCTTCTTGCCTTTCGTCTATTCCTCCTGCTTGTGCAAACATCATTTCGTTTATAGGGAATAGAGATGCTGCTAATTCTTTAGCTGCTAATTGCGTAGATGTCTTTAGTATTTCTTGAAAATTACCACCCTCTTCGTTTAATTTTTCAAACTCTGCAACACCTGCTTCAATTCCTGCTGCCATCTGTTCTGCATCTAATCCTGTTAAAAGACCAAAACCTTCTGCCGCATCTGCAGCCTCGCTGTCTAGCAATCTAAGTGCGGCTTTAACCACAGGAGTTTTCGCTACAAAATCACCCAATCCAATTAGAAACGCATTCCAAGCAGAATTTAGAAGTTCTGTATTCCCTTTAAAAGTATCTATTTGTCTTGCTGATGCTAGAATTGCAGCACCTGTATCTAGATATAAATCTTCTGCTCTTTCTAATGTATCAACATTATCTACAAGTGTAAGTAGCTGTGCTGCTGAACGCTTACCTACAAGTTCCACAGCTTCTGCGAATGATATTTCAGCATCTGCTAAATCTTTAATGATGCTTTCTAAGTCTTGTCCCGAAGTACCTAATTCTGTTAAAATACCACGAAGACCTGTACCAATACGAGATGCTGTAAACCCACTATCTGCCAAAATTGCCATTGCTCCCGATAGCTCCACAAACGAAGTTCCTAGTTCTGCTGCTAGTGGACCAACATATTGTATTGCCGTACCGAATGATTCAAAGGATAATGCAGAGTTGTTTATGGTCGATACAAGCACATCACCTACCATAACGGATTCCGATGCAGTAAGGTTAAACTGATTAAGAATCTGTCCTACCTTTTCTGCTACAGGAGCTGCATCTTCGCCTAGTGCCTGTGCTACATTTGCAATCGCTTGAGTGGACTCTATAATTTCTTGAGTGCTAAAGCCTAGTTTACCTAGTGATGTCTGTAGCTTTACAATCTCAGATGAGGTGAACTTCGTATTCCCTGCTACTTGGATAATGTTATCACTAAGCATTGTCATATCATCACTAGTAGAGCCTGTTACCGCCTCTAATTGTGCTAGGTCTGCTTCGTATTCAATAGCTGCCTTAGCTGCTTCAACCGTAACCCCTTTAACTACATTTAGTACGGTGTTAAATATCTTAAACGCACCTACATATTTTAATAGGTTACCTGCGGCTTTACCTAGAGACTCGCCTGAAAACTGTTTTCTAAATGCTTGACCAAATGTATCGGTAGTTTTAGTGCTTCTTTTAAAAGTGTTATCTAAAGAACTAAAGCCCGAATTTAAGTTTTTTAACTCGGCAGTAGCTTGTTTAGATGTTTTTGTGGTTTCTTTAAACTTGTTTTGAAAAGTTCTGATAGCACCTGTGGTAGACTTAAACTTTCGCTCTACCTCTTCCATTGAACCACCAAGCCTGTTGGTTATCTCTTCAGCAGACTTACCATTCTTTTGGAGCTTTATAATTTCATTGGTAAGTTGAGCAAACGCTTTTTTTGCTGCCTCTATATCTTTTCTAAACTGAGCTAGATTATCTCTTTTTTTTGCCATTTTATTCTGCTTTTGTAAAGCTAACTACGAAGTCATTCATAAAGTCAATTAGATATTCGTCTCTAAATCTTTCAAATGCCTTAAATACTGCAAACTCCAATTTTATTGATAGTTCAGCACCGTAGGGGTTTCTAGTTTTAAGTTCTTGTTCTCTACTTATCTTTCTAGCTATTCTGTATGCTATTGCTTTTCTATAGCTTTCCTTAGTTATAGGGAAATTGTAAGACCTTCCTTTCTTTGTTGTTCTGTAGAATCCTGTCTTAAACAACCCTCTCTTGTTCATCCAATCGTATATCCTATTGGTAGAAACTCTCATTGGGGATTCGGCATTGTCGGCACGACCTTCTACGGTGTCTAGCTTTGCTCCGTACAATCCCCAAGGTAGCTTTATGTCTATATTAATATTTGTAAGCACCTTAGCCTCATCGTTCCATCCTGATGATATTTTTAGGTATCTACCACTTGTACGGTAGTTGACCTGCAATACAGAATTGACTATGTTGTTTGTTACCGTCTGTTTGTTTCTTTTTAAAGCATTAATAAATGTTACCTTTAAACCAACATCTTGAATCTCCTCAGCAATATACTTTCTTAAATTCTGTATTTGTTGTTGTCTGCTTATCAACTTATGATACCTTTAGTGTATGGACTTCTAGGGAAATCAATGTCAATTCCAAACATAGCTGTTGACACATTGTAATCGTCATTGCCTAAGCTACCGATTTCAATATCTTGGAAGTCTACATTTTCATTGCTTTGAATTAAGTGGTCTTGGAACTGTCCTGCGATAAACATATTTTCCTCTACGCACTTCATTAGCGATTGTTCATCTCTATATACATACTTGTCAATAATCAAACAATCAAAACTGATATTGTATATAGGTCTGTTACCATCCCTAGAAATGTTACTACTCTCAGGTACTATTATAAAAGTTCTGTAATCAAACTCAATCGCATCTAGTTCTTCCTCTGAGCCAATAAATAAAAATTGGTTTATCATAGGGTGACTATCGCAGAAAGATTTTGTCAAATCATAAAAGCCTGATAAATTAGTCATAATGTCTTTATTGAATTTACAATTTATACTGCGCCTCCATTTTCTTATTGCGCATCTTTTCTATCTTACTTTTTTGCGCTAGGAAACTCATCTCAGGAAGTACCACGTTCATCTTCAGCATATATATTTCCTCGTATCTACGAATATCTTCCTGTGCTAATGTGCGTACTATGTTGTACCAATACCATTGGTTGTGGAACAGGTCTTCACCTACGAGAGCTTCTTTCTCTTCCTCTTCTTCCTCATCGTAGTCTTTAATGTTGTAGAATACTCCCGAAAACTGTTTGAACAATACATACTCCCTGTCCTTCATAAACTTGTTGATGCATCCGTATACGTTTCTTACATCGGAGTCTAGTATCTTTTCTAAGTTTTCTTTTTCAGCTTCTGTATCCTCATTGTCAAATTCCTTTTGGTGTTTAGGTCGGAGGATTAGTTTAGCTATATCAAGGTCGTTGTCTACCTTGTATTTATACTTCTCGTTAGAGGTGATTGTTTGCTCCAACATAATAAACTGACCTAGATGAAGGTCTACAATGTTTTCGTATATGGTAAACTCCTCTGCGTAACTAGGGTCTGCTCGTACATCTTCATTCAGCGGATACACCTCAGCCATATCTCTCATTAGACCTAACCTCTGCTCTAGGTCTAAAGTCTTAATGGTATCGAATATATTGTCTTCGGACTGAGTATTTTTACTTAGTTCGATGTGTGTTCGTAGTGAAATCATAGAAACATTGTTACCCCACCGTCCTGTTCTTCCTTTGCGCAGTATGCTGCGATGGCTAGGGACATCACCATATCATCGTGTTTGCCGTGAGTGTTGCTAAACTGAAGGTTTCCTGTGATGGGATTGCGCTTACTTCTAAAGTCGTACAGCTCTTTTACCAAATCATCGCTGTTGATGATGGTTATCTTCTTGTCGTCAAACAGCTTGATAAGGTTCTTGATAATCTCAGGCTTTGTCTTCGCTGAGGTGATAAACGGAATCATCTTGTACAAACGCTCATCTTCTGTTATCTCATCAAATAGCAGGTCGTTGTTGTTTACCTCGAAGTATGCAGCACTCAACTTCTCATCGTGCTTCAGGTAGAAGTCTTTGATGCGTTGCTTAAACTCATCGTTGTCCATACCTTCTTCCTTGTAGTTGAATCGGTCTATGTCTATGATGTTGTAGTTCTCGTCCAATGCCGTTAGTACCGTGTAATCTTGAGCAACCCCAATATCCATACCGATGTAAACTCTCTCGTATTCGGTGTTTATGGTTGTGCCTACGCACTCGTCAATATTACTGAACAAGGCATTACTGCTTACAGGCTTACAAAGGAACTCTTGGTCAAACTGTGCTTTGGTCATAGACTTCTTGATTCCTAGTACCGTTTCACTCACCGCAGGGTCTTTTAGGTCTAGGTAGGTACGCTTGATGCTTTTCATATGTTTCCAATTCTCCTGTAGCTGTCCGTCCTTGTACCAATCAAAAAACCAATTTGGTCCGTTGAAAGTAGACGATGCACACACCCTGCCATTCGTTCTAGTTACCATAGGTAGCAATACCTCATTGATAAAGTCTAGCTTCATATATGCTGCCTCATCGATGTATATAAAATCTAGCGTAGCACCACGAAGGTTGTCCCCACTATCGGCACTACGGAACTTGATAAAGCTACCGTTGTACAGGTACATCTCGTTGGACTTCCTGTCAAACCTTTTGATTATTTTTTGGAATATCTCAGTCCTACCGCTAAACATACCCTCTATATCTTTCATCACCTTGTTCGCTTGGTCTTGGATGGGAGATACCCAAAATATCCTTTGCCTAGGGTTGTTCAATGCTCTCATCAAACAATCGTTCTGCATAAAGAAGGTCTTGCCTGTCTGCCTACCTGCAACGATACATCCGATAAACGGCTTGTCCTCGTGGATAAGATTATGGAAGTCTTTCTGTGGTTGTGTAGGATTGTATAGCTTAATCTGCATCCTCGTAGTCGATGTCTAATAAATTATCCTCGTCAGGTTGTTTAGTGAGGTCGATTGTTGCTGTGATGTCTATCTTAGTTTGCTCAACTTTTGTTGGTGCTTTGTATCCCTGCATATCGTTGATGATACGTATTGCATCCATAGCCACTTTCATATCTCCATTGGCTAGTGCCATATCACGAATGCTTATCAGCTTACTTAGGTTTGTTCCTTTTGCAGCCTCCACACTTTTCGTCTCCTGATTGACAAACTTCATCATCTCTCTGTGGAAAGCAGTACCGTCTGTTCTCCTATCAC